ATATATATGTTAACATTTATATATATATATACTTTTAAAAAAAGTATAGCAAAAATTTATTTTATAATACTTTTTACAAAAAAAGGTATTATAAAGTTTTTCTTTTGTTAAACTTTTTTTAAAAGTTTTATGATGTTCGACTTTGGTATAAATTTCAAATAATCTATTTTCCGTCTACCCTCGGCAGTACTATCCGTTTCTTTATTCAACAACGTTTCATTTGTTCCAATATATTTTATTAACCCACTAGGTACACCTTCATTTTCAATAAATGCTGCCTCTTTATTGTTTATAAAAACACGAACGTCGTATTTATCAGATTTGTTTTTCCTAATTTCATATTTCAAAGCATAAGGTCCCTGGTCTAACATATATTTATATCTTTTCTCACTAATACCTTTAAATATAGACCCATCCGCAGTATATCCGTCTCTATAAATACCAGTACTAAACCCCTGTCCATTTTCATCTTGATTAAAACCCCAATTTCCTTGCACGGTAGCATTTAATTTTTGGTCGACCGGTATAGCTATTTCTAAATCATAATCGTGTACATTAGGTAAAATAATTTTTTTGAAGGCATTGTCTTGAAATGTTCGCATCCTAACGTTTACAAATTCTTCAGTAGTTGTAGGTTTTAAATAATTATTTATATCTTTGTGCATATTTATAAATATAAATGAAAATGAAAAAATAACAACCATTATGAGTAGCAAATATAAGACTTTTACAAATGTAATCATATTATATATTAAATAATTATTTTATTAGATAACAAAGCATCCAATATTTTTAAATTTTTCGTATAAAAATAATCCTTTACATCGTAAAACAAATTATAGCTAATAAATAAAAAGATAACTATACCCAATATAGCTAAAAATTTTTTAAACATATATATAGTTATAATAATAAATTTTATAATAAATTTTTGCTAAAGGATTGTTTTTTAACATATTCAAAGTCAATTATTACTTTAGGACAACTTTGTTGAAATGGTAAGATATTAACCGTAGTAATACATTTAAAATAATATTTATTATGTAATATTATTTATATAATGAAACGTTATGAAAATATTTTAAATCTATTATCAAAGAAATATTATAGTATAAAAAATAAATTTTTCAAAAAAACGATTAGGGAAGGACAGACAAATATGGATTGTAGCAAAAATTATTTTCATGATGGTACTGATTGTGTAAAAGAAATAGATACAGTTAAAATATTTTTTCAAACGCCTATAGCAAATAGTTTTTTGATATTTGGACTTACTTACTTGTTTGCTGCCTTGTTATTTAAAATTAAAAGTTCTCCATTGGCTTTAAGTAAATCAGGGTTGTCATGTACCAATATACCAATGTCTAAAATTTTTAAAGGCAATGCACTCGAAGGAATGGTACATGAAACTATTTATACAAATAAGACTGACAAAGAAAAATTTTCTAAAATTTTATTTCCAAAATTAGATAAAGAGTATTATCCAAATAATGCACTCCAGGACGGGAATACATTTGATATTATGTACCTCGCGAAGCTACCATTATTCATTTCGTTGCAGTTTTGTACCCTAATATTTATATCGCCTATTAGTGCTATTAAGAAACTGTTATACAAACATAATCAATGGGGTACTATTCCCGAAATCAGTAAAATAAATAAAGAAAGTTGGTGGAAAGACCTTGTAACTATCTTCGTTTTCATTCCTCTGTTGTTATTATTTATTTTCCCATTGGGAATTATGGCTAGTTTAATATTCACTACTATATTTTCCCCTATGATATCGTTTTGTAGGTACATTTTACCAAATAAAGATTTCAAAATTAGGGGTGGTCGTCTTGCTGAATCTGCTTCTCCCTTTGATAAAGCGAAGGTATATGCTTGGACAGTCGGGTCTTGTTTCTGTTGGTTTGTAATTTACTTGATCGCTGGGATGGTTTATTCTGTTTACTTGTTCTTGCTTTTCATTTACTGGATGTTGCGGATTATGGCCGGTCTTCACGAAACAAAAAGGGATGGTTTGAAAACTATATTTAAAACATGGGCCAATATAATTTGGGATTATAAATATATTTGGGCACTCCTGGCAATTGCTATGTGGAGCGCTAATTTTTCTATATATTTAAAAGGAAAAAAAAACATTCTAAAATTTATCGACGAAGAAAAGACGCAAATGATACCGGGTATTGTAGTTGGTGTTGCTTGTCTTCTTTTAGGGTTGCAGCAAATGAAATTCTACAAATTCCTCCCAAAAAAACTAACACAAAGAAAAAATTGCCATCCTAATTGCAATCCACCAGCTATGTCTGCCAAAGAGACCGGTGTAACTAAAGAATGTCCCGCATCTAAAAAAACAGTTGTTTAATAAAAATTTAAACAAACAAATACAGTACTATTTATAATGGGTAAAAAAAACAGGAAAAAAAAAACAGTTTCGGCATCAGGTAAACCTTTTGTCAGCGTCTGTACACCAACCTACAATAGACGGAAATTTATTCCTAATTTAATAAGATGTTTTCAATCACAAACTTACCCGAAAGAAATAATGGAATGGATAATTATCGATGATGGTGAAGATTCGGTTGAAGATTTATTTAAGGGTATTGAATGTGTTAAGTATTTTAGATATGAAAAAAAGATTAAATTGGGTCGAAAAAGGAATCTAATGCATGAAAAATCAAAAGGTGATATTATAGTTTATATGGACGACGACGATTTTTATCCACCAGAAAGAGTACATCACGCGGTACAGAGATTATTAGCAGTACCTGAAGCTTTGGCTGTAGGAAGTAGTATAGTGTATATATATTTCAACGATTTGGATAAAATTTATCAATTTGGTCCTTATGGGCCGATGCACGCCACAGCGGGTACTTTTGCATTTAAAAGGAAGTTGCTAGACCAAACAAGATATGATGATGAAGCTGAAATGGCGGAAGAGAAGAAATTCTTAAAAGATTACACTGTTCCTTTAGCCCAATTAAATCCATTAAAAAGTATTCTATGCTTTGCTCATCAATATAACACTTTTGATAAAAGGAAGTTATTGGTAAATATGAATCCAAAATTCACAAAAGAAACAAATCTAAAACCTAGTGTTTTCATTAAAGACAAAAAAATGTTAAAATTTTATGTTTCCGTATAAAAAATGTTTTCCATATAAAAAAAAAATGTTTTCCAAAATAATTTATTTTTAAAAAATAAATTATTATAGTATATTAAATGAAATTACCAACACAAATCAAAAAAGTTGTAAAACAATTTGAGAAACAATCCGACATGTTAAAAGTGGTCATTGCGTTAGTTGTTATTTATGGTATTTATTATTTATGTAAAGAAATGCGTTGGACTGTAGGTAGTGGCAGTTATTTAGAAGGGTTTGCCACTAAAACTTTTGTATTCTTCAGAATGAATGGGTGTGGTCATTGTGAAGATATGAAACCAGAATGGGCTAAATTTAAATCGTCGTATACTGGAGATGTAGAAATAAAAGAAGTTGAACAGAGTGATATGACGGACCAACAAAAGACATGGGTTAAAGGATTTCCTACATTGGTTTTAGTCGAAAACGATGCAGTTGTAAAAACATACGATGGTGAAAGAACATCTGCTGGGTTTACAGCATTTCTTAAAGCAAACTAATATTGTCTATGTATTTTTCATTAAATTTATCAATATACCTATATAATCTTGATATGTCTAGTTTTGATATATCATAATTTTCATTATTAAAATTATATGCAATTTTATCAATATCATTGTCTTCTCTTAATTTTATAAAAAAAGAAAACAAATCTTTTTTATCCATTACCAATTTGTTGCACAATATTTGAATAAAAATTGTATTATTATATTCAGTCGAATATTTTGTTAATACTTTTGTAAATCGGATATTATGGTTTTTGTCCGTGGTTACTGTGGTTGCTATGCTTTTTGTACTTGCTGTGCTTTCAGTTGTTTTTGTACTTTCCGTGGTTACAGTATTTGCTATTGTACTTGCTGCACCAACCTCATGAAAAATGTTATTATTATACATTGTTTTTACAAGAGATGTCATTTCGTTGAATATCCAAATCTGTTTTTGAAATGTAATTCTATCAATATAATCAGAAAATACAAAGTTTTTTAGTAATGTAATATATTTTTCTATATTTTTATAATTGTCTTTTTCTTTTAAATAGTCAATTATATTTTCATGAAATAGTAAACCAACACTAGTTCTATCTGTTTCATTCATTAAATGAGTATGCATATTCAAATTATATTTATTTGTTAATAATTGATATGTTATATTTTTTGTATCTTCGTTATAATTCTTTTTTTCAAAAATTTTATGTATTAAATTATTTTTGAGAATTTCTTTATGGTTTTTATAAATGTTATATATTGAAATTAATTTTCTCAAATCACTTTGGACATAAGATATAATTGTATTTTTTAATTTTATTTCCATATCAGGCATTAAAATACTTATTATATCATTTACTTCTACATTCGTTGGCATTTTTAACTCAATTGTTGTGCATATTTTCATCATTTCTTTTATTTTTTTATCCACATGGTAATTTCCTATACAAATAATTGGTATCATGGTTGTATCTTCTTTTTTTTGTTTATTGGTTTTTTTAGGTCTAATTAATTTAATTAAAGAATTAATTCCACCTTTATCACCATTATTCATACCATCAATTTCATCCATTATAATTGCTATATTTTTCACTTCTTTTTTAAACATACTCAATACATTTTTATCTGACATATTGTGTTTAGTAATAGTTTCAATGACCGATTTATTTCTGACATCGCCCGCGTCATACATAACAATATCATAGTCTAATTTTTTTAATATATTTTTTACAAAAAAAGTTTTACCACTACCCGGTGCTCCATATATATATATACCGCGTTTTGTTAATAATTTTTCTTTATTTTCTTCAAAATATTTCAAACTTTCAATAAATTTATTTTCACATTCTTTTCTATTTAATAATAAATTTAAATTCAACTTGTCCATGTATTATTTATACTTCTCATTTTTTTATGCTTTTTTTTACGAACTATACCATTTTCTTTTTCATATTCTCTAATAACATTTGCACAATTTGAATTTAACATAATACATAATTGCTCCAAAAATAATATATATGTTCCATATTTTTGTCCACTATAGAAATAATTGGTAATCTTTACCCAATGTTTATATTTATGTTTTATGACCATACCGAAAATATAATTTAAATTACATTTTAGAATTTTTTTAATATATGTACGAAATGTGAATTTCTTTTTAAATGAAATGCTGTTGAATGGTATCCCTTCTCCATTACAATAAAGCCTTAATTTCATATATTCGTTTTCGTAATCTTTTTTATTAGTTATTATTAAAATTTCTCTTGGTATATATGATTTAATTATATATACCATTTCATAAGGTAATTTATCTATTTTATTTAGAATAGTTTTATTTGGAATTATTTCATTTAGAATCGTTTTATTTAGAATCATTTCATTTAGAATCATTTTTTTAGATTATATAAATTTATTATATAATTTAATTTATTTTTTTAAATTTGTTTTTTAAATTTGTTTAGCATAAATTTCTATTTGTGATGCCATCCCAGTTGACGTTTTCACCTTTAGCCCAATTGCAATTTTCAATTCTACCAGATGGTGAATCGTTACTTAATTCACTGGATTCCTCTCCCTGACTATATTGTCCCTTATTTGTATCGGTTGCCTTACATTTATTACCTTCACTAGGTAACCAGTAGTCAGGACATTTTGCAATTTCCGGTGGAAACGTTTGATTTTGATAACTACCTTTAATTATTAACGCCATAATTATTAACATTCCTAAAAAAATAGTCAATGCTACCATCAAAACAGTTTTCTTAAATTGGTCCATAATATATATTTTAACAATATTATTTTTTCTTTTTTATTTGTATATGAATGGAAGAGTAAATATTACCGACAATAATAATATTGGAAAATTTTTATTATATGAGAGACCAGAAAATATAAAATCGACCGATTACAAAGATGCACTTATTGGCAATTTTCATGTATCCACGTTATCAAAAACATATTTTTCTGCTGCAAACATTACCATAATTCAAAATGCTATCCTAGCAGGCGTTTTAAAAAAATCAAATGGTAGATTCAAAATTGGCTATCAGGGAGAAGATGAATTAAAAATTATAATGAGAGCCATGTATTTACAATTTTCGAGAAATCTGGATTTCAACATTAGAGAACAAATAACTGATTTAAACAAATTTGTTACCGATTACGCAATACCTCGTATTTATAATGAAGCTGTTGGATATATTAAATATAAAAATCACGTTAGTGTTTTAGCTAAACCCATTGATTTACCAGTATCTTGTTATCATTCCAATACCCTTGAAATGAAACCATTTTTTTAATTATATTTTGTACAAAAAAAATAATTAAAAAAAATTAAAATGATTTTCTCTTCTCCCAACTAGTATAAATTAAAAAAAATATCATAGGTATAATAATCAAAGGGTAATAATCAAAAAAAGCATTGTTTATAAATTCATTTTTATTTAATTTATCAATTGTATAAACATATTGCATTGTTAATATAATTAACAGAATACTACCAAAAAACATAATTTTCGATGAATGCTTACTAGCTGCTAAAACTATCAATGCTTTTATACTAACGCAAAATAATAAAAAAGTTCTTAACATTGCTAATTTTGTTCTTACTATTGAGTAATGCATATTCTTTTCTCCAAAATCTTGTTTTGTATTTGAATTCATATATATATACTTCTAATTAAAAAAAGAAATACTTCTTCGCTTTTCTTTCGTTTTCTTCTTTTTCTTTCTTATCCATCTTAACCTTCTTTTCTTTCTTCTCCTTTTCTATACTTTTAAATCTCAAAGGATAAAACTTTTTCATAAAATCATATAAATTTTCTGTACCCATTGTTAAATTACAATTCCGACATATCGGTCTTAAATTTTCAATTGCCATTAACCCGCCTTTGTTTTCAGATATAACGTGACCACAATGCCACGACATTATATGCAATTCTTTAGTAAAACAACAATAACATTTGGCGGTTGTACTTTCTTTTTTATTATAAAAATTCCACACTTCATTTTTTAAATTTTTTGGAATCTTTTTCTTCCTGTTTTTGGGTTCTTTTTTTAAATTTTCACCTGTATAATCTTTTACAATATCTTTTACCCAATCATAACAATATTCCTCATTTGAATGGCTATACATTCCTAAAAAAAATAAATGTTTATGGCACTCTAGTAAATATTCTGGCCACTTTTTTATCTTTCTAATATTCTTTATATATATTTCTACCTGCCAATTTGACATTTTATCATTTTTTTCTGATATTATTCTTTTTAATTCTTCAACGTCGCATTCCCCGTCTGTTTTATTTTTATTTATTTTTGATAATAAATATCCTATTGCTTCCTGAAATTGGTTTTTATTTAAAAAGGGTCGAATGTTTCTTTTCTTTTTTGTCCATATATCAGGATATTCATTGAAAAAAAATGTCGCTGTCAACTCCGGGATATTTTTATCAATATCATCTGGGAATTCAGGTAATTCTGTATTTTTATTTATCATTTTATAATTATGCTTCAAGTCTTTTCGTGTTTCTACACTGATAAGTTCAATATCTAATTCTAAATTTTTATAATTATGTATATTATACAATTTTTTCATAGATTTATACCTATGTTGTCCATCAACTAAATAATATTTTTTATCTTCAATACAATAATGAATATTTATCAAACCCAAGAAATTAAAAAACCCATGTTGTTTTTTATACTTATCTTGGTAATCTATAATTTCATTTACTTTATCTTTATCGCAAATCCTTTGTTCGTTTGGTATGATAATATCAAATTTTACAATATCCCTCATAAAAATCTTACCTATTGATTTATTATTTTTTTTATAACTATCTATAAAAAAATATTCAATTGACATTTATATAACTTTGTAAAAATCTTTTTATATTTATTTAAAAAATTTACTTTGAAGATTTATTTTGAAGATTTTATTTTTAAAGATTTTATTTTTAAAGATTTTATTTTGAAGATTTTCTTTTCTTACCATATTGTCTTATTTGTCTTGCTTTTTGATATTTGCCGAATTCTTTTTTTAGTTCTTCCAATTCTTTTTTCCACATATCTTTCAACTTTGTATTCTTTAAAATATCAAATTGAATCAACTTTTCATCTTTATCTTTCAATAATTTTGCAAGGTTTTCTTCTTCCACTTGTTCAATTCTCATACCGCGTAAATATTTATATTCTTTATCGCCATCCATGACATCATAGCCCCTTTCTTTTAATAATGCAATAACAGTATCTTTCTTCTTCTTTCTCAAATCAATAATATTTTCACACTGCTCCATAATAAACTTTGCTTTATTGGTTAATAATTTTACTTGATATTCCATTAATCCCAACATATATTTCTTTCTTTTATTGTATCCCAAAAATCTAATATTGTAGTAATCATTTATAATATCATATACATTTGCATATTTTTTTAATCTATTTTTTTCTGTAAATAAATTCATATTTGTCAATGATTTTGTTACAGTTAAATTCAATGTTTTTTCCACCATATTGATATGTTCATCAAAATTTTTTGATAATAAATTAGGAAGAACACCCGGGTAAAATTTTAATGTAAAATCAATCTGTACATCGGTACACATATCGATTTTTTTCTTAATAATAGGTGTTTTCTTTTTGCCACTATGTGTTTTTTCCGTCATCAAATATTCCAAAAATTCATTGTAATCGGTAGTCCATGTCCCAATTGGTAATTCCGTGACCTTAATTGTATCAGCGCTAATTACTTTATATTTCCCTTTAATTAAATATTTTTTCTTTTTTCCATAATTTTTAATAACAGTACCATTGAAATTTTCATAATATGGATGCAATTCAATATTATTTTTCTTTCCGTCGATTTTATTTTCTACATATTTTATAATTTCTCCCAAATTATATGATGTTCCTTCATAACTAAAACCGGTTCCAATCCCCTTTCCCCCATTAACCAATACATATGGTATAATTGGTAAATAAAATTCTGGTTCTACTTGTAACCCATCATCGTCGTTATAATTTAAAATCGCTTTATCTTCTTCTCTAAAAATGAATTTTGTTAATGGATTCAATGCTGTGAAAATATATCTTTCGCTAGCATGGTCTTTACCACCCATTAACCTTGTTCCAAACTGTCCATTCGGCATCAAAACATTTACATTATTAGAACCCACATATTCTTGTGCCATTCCAATAATACCTTTTATTAAACTCATCTCACCATGATGATAACCAGAATGTTCACTTACATATCCGGCTAATTGTGCAACTTTAATTTCATTTGTTAAATTTCTTTTAAAACATGAAAACAAAATCTTTCTCGTACTAATTTTCCAACCATCCATCATATTTGGAATAGAGCGGTCACAATCGTATTTCGAAAAATGCTTCATTTCTTTATCCACAAAATCTTCATATGAAATATGTTTCGTTTCTGAATTCAATACATCATCTTTATCATAATTTTCCAACCATTTTTTTCTATCATCCGCACGATGTTTATTAAATACTTTATCAATCGAATCGCTGCATTTTTCACTATATTTAAATGTAATCATTTTCTTATTTTTAAAATATTGTTTGAATTCTTTTGACGAACTTGTACCCAAACCTTTAAAATATTTAATTTTCCAACCTTTTCCTCCATTGTTGGCTTCTTTCCATTTCGCATATTTACTCTCATTATAGAAATCCATCTCTTTTTTACCCTTTTTCGCTTTCAAAATGGGTGTATTCATAAATCCAAGAAAATCTTCTATCTCAATTAACTCTTTCCACTGTGAATGAAACATATTAATACACAATCCTTTAATATGTGAACCATCCAAATCCTGATCCGTCATAAACAACACTTTACCATATCTCAAATGTTTTTGAATTAATTCTTTTGTATATTTTTTTCCTGTTACCAATCCTACAATTTTTTTGATATTTGTAATTTCAGCATTAGCATTGATTCTTAATTGAGAAATGTCTTTCGTATTTAACAATTTCCCTTTCAATGGGAATACACCAAACCAATTTCTATCTTCCTTGCTTAATCCAGATACAATACCTGCTTTTGCTGAATCTCCTTCGCATAATATTAATGTACATTTATTACTTTCGGATGTACCGGCTTTATTGGCATCCATTAATTTTGGAATACCTCTAATACTCGTCGTCTTTTTACCGTCGTTTTTTTTCGCCGCTTTATTTGCTTTAACTTCGTTTAACGCAATAGCTGATTCCATGACACCCATCTTCGCCAGTTTTTCAATAAATTTGTCGCTTACTTCACATCTAGAACCAAATTTAGCAACAGGTGTATTAATACACTCTTTTGTTTGACTATCAAATGCCGGATTTTCAATAATGCAATTCAAAAACAACATCAGCTGCTCTTTGATTGTAATTGGTTTAACTCTGATTTTCTTCTTCTTTTCAATATAAGTAGCCATTTTTTTAACAATTTGATTCATAATATAATCAACATGTTTACCCCCTTTTTTCGTATTAATACCATTCACATAAGAAACCTGTGTGTATTCATCCAAAGGACTTATACAAATTGCATATTCCCACCGGTCGTTTACCTTTTCATACAATCGTTTTGTTTCGTCTTTTTTACCAATATACCTATCAATATATCCTTCAAATGTTTTAATGGGTACTGTTTCTCCGTTAAATTTAACACGTATTGATTTATCCGTTACGGCTGCGATGTCCCATGTACGTTTCTTAAACATTTGAAACATATCATCGGTTAAACCTTTCAATCCAAATCTTTCATAGTCGGGTAGCCAAGATACTTTAGTGTATGGTTTTACTAATGAACTAGTTACGGTTGGTTTGCAAATTTTACCCAAATTATCTTCAAATCTTTGTTTGTAATGTTTCTTTCTGATGTGGTCAACTGTTTCAATCTCCCCCCATTTAGCATAAATTAAAACGAGTTTAAAACCGAAACCATTTTTACCACCAACAATTTTCTTTGCTTTTTTATCATAATTTGTTCCTGTTCTCAAATGACCAAAAATCATCTCTGGAATCCATAATTTATGTTCTGGGTGTTTTTCAATATCAATACCATTACCATCGTTTAACATCGTTATCACACCCGTTTCCTGGTTTACTGTAATTTCAATATTTTTAACTGGTATAATTTTTTTACTTTTTTTCTTACCGTTTAAACGAACATAATGGTCTCTAGCATTAACAATACCTTCGTCGAAGCATTTATATAAACCAGGAACCCAATTATAAGTTTTGTATTTCATTTCTTCACCATCTAATAACCAACCATTTTCGGCATCAAGCTCGACGCTACCAATATATGTATCGGGTGCGTCTTTGATATGTTCGATATCAGTCTTTTTCTGATATTTTTGGTTTAAGTCATCTTTTTTAGTCATTGTGTTTAATTTATGATAGATTTTTTTATATTAATTTTTATTAAATAATAAAACTAAAATCAATTTTATATTTTAAAAAAATATTGGAAAGAAATAGAAAAGAAATAGAAAAGAAATAGAAAAGAAAAATATGCGTTTGTATGGTGGAATATTTAGAAATAATTTTTTCTTATTCTAATATATATAAAATGGGAAGAAATTGGAAAAGAACAGATGACCGCAAATACCTCGTTAATGGTAAGAAATTTGATATGCTTGTTGGTTCCAGACGTCAAGTCTGGAACGGAACTGCATTCAAAACAAACCCAGGTAAAAAAGCCCTTACCAAAAAACATTTGATGCAAAACAAACATGGCAATATTGTCTCGAGAAGAAAAAGTGCTACCGCCAAAAGACAAAAGAATTTAGGCAAATATATCGACCTTGCTCGTAAAAATAAAGGTAAGAAATTTAAGAAAATGACAAAAGGATTGGTAAGTGCAAAACGTAAAAAGAAAAAAGCAACTAAAAAACGCCGCTAATTTTAATATTTTTTAATAACTTTAGAAAAAATATTAAATTCTGCGTATATATTATAATGACCGGACTTTCAGAAAATACCGTAAATGATGAAGATGAACCGAAACCAGCTGAACAAACAAATGTTGTAGCCACACATGTAGGTGGCAGACGTCGCAGACGCCGAAAAGGTACCAAGAGTCGCAGAAAACGTACCAAGAGTCGCAGAAAAAGAAAATCAAAACCAACCAAAAAACGCAAAAAACGCAGAAAATCACGCAAAAGAAAATCCACAAAGAAACGTCGCCGACGCCGTTAATTGACTTCATTCAATATTGAATCTATATTATTAATAAAATATGTTTTACTTACAACCATATTTTTTTTAACTTTTTCACGATATTTTTTATACAATTCTATTTTTCCAATTTCTTTCTCAAACGCGAGAGAATTTACAACATCCTTAATTGAATTTCTTTTATCCCAGTCTAAACATTTAAACCCATATATGGTTTTATTATTTACGATAGATATATAAGGAAATTGATGTTTAATCAATTTCAATAATTCTCTCTCGTTTGTGGTTTTAATTCCAGAATATTTTTTAAAAATATAAAATAACTCACTTATCTCAATTTCTTCATTGGGGTCTTGTACTATTTTCTTGTTCCAAAAATCCAAGAACTTTCTGAATACTATTACATGTCGATGCGATTTGTTCATCATATTTGATAGTTTCACAAGCAACGATTGTAATTCAAATATTTCGGGTATATTTTTATACTGTATGAATTTAACCCATAAATAGCTTATTTCTGATTCTTTTAAATTACCACCTGATAAATCAATCAAATAATCGTTACAAAACATTTCAACTATTTTATCTTGTTTATTATTTTTAAAAAACAATATATTGTTAACATCGCAATCCACCGTTTCTTTTAAAAATATTTCTGAATTTTCATATTGTTGCGAATAATGTATTGCAACTGAAACAATATTTAAAATATTTTGCTCTACAAAAAACTTCCAATATACCGTATTATTAATTGTTTCTTTAAAATCAATTAATCTAAAATTTTCATACACGTCGTCTGTTATTTTCGTAAATTTAAATGAAGAAATAATGTTTTCACTATTGAAGTAATCTTTATAACAAAATAAAATATGATTCAAAAATAATTTCGAATTTTCACAAAGTATATGTTTGATATTATTGGTCTTATTTAATATATTATCACCCAGGACAGTAAGAAAATATTTAGCCTCTTCTTTTGTTTTAAATAATATTGGGTAAAAATAATTAATAATATTTTGAATAGTTATCGATTCCGGGATACCATCTTTTATATTTGTCTTCTTGATATTTTCAATTATCTTATTTTTTATTTCCTGTTTATCATTCAATAAATTCTTTTTTTTTGTGATTTTGGAAAGAATTGTATATAATAATTCATCTTCCCCAATTTGCACATAATCTTTACCATCATAACTAATATAAAAATCGGTTTTTTGAATATAAAAATATTGTACCTTACCTTTCATAAATTGTGTTATGTATCTCTTTTTTTTATTATTTGTTTTATTTTCATTCTGTTTACACCAACATACAGCCTCAATTGGCAATTTATTGGATATCGCGTCATTGATTTTTTCTAAAACAAAATCATTGTTTTCATATAATTTATATAATTCCAATAATTTATTTAACGGTCGATTCATTTAATTGTCTTTCATTTTTTAGTTTAAGTTAAATTTTTTCATAAGTATTTAAAGATTAATGTGAAAAAATATATATCAAATGTCCAAGCCCAAATACGTATTGGAAATAAAAACCGTGCAAATTGCCCCTTTTAGAACATTAATGACTGCTTTAAAGGATATTTTATTAGAAACAAATATTACATTTCAGAAAGATGGTATGCGTATTATAAATATGGACAAATCCCATACTATTTTAGCTCATTTATTCCTTGACGCCGAAAAATTTGAATATTATTTCTGCAAGTATCCAAAAATTGTTATAGGTGTTAATATGTTTCATTTATTTAAATTAATTAATTCTATTGATAATGATGATACATTAACTATATATATAGAAGAAGCCGAATATTCTGACGGTATTGTGAATTATCTCGGGTTAAAGTTTGAAAATGGTGAAATCCAACAGTGTAAAAATCAAAAATTGAAATTAATAGAGCCTGACGAGGAAGAACTGGAACTACCAAGTGTACAATTTTCTTCCGTTATTAATTTACCTTCGAGTGATTTTCAAAAGATTATTAGGGATTTGTCAAACATTTCTGGGAGATTAGAAATAAAATCTGTAGGTAATGAATTGATATTTAGATGTCAAGGTCCATTTGCTAACTGCGAATTAAGTCGTACGGAAATGGACGGACATACTGAATTTATTCAAAAACAAGACGCTGATACTATTATACAGGGCGAGTTTTCATTGAAAAATCTCGGTTATTTCATCAAATGTACCAATCTATGCAATTCAATTGAAATGTATCTTGAAAATGATTTACCATTAATTGTTAAATACGCCGTTGCCAGTTTGGGTGAAATTAAATTATGTCTCGCACCACTCCCAAATCAAAATCGTTAATATTATAAAAATTTATTAAAATTTATAATATTAAAAATTGTATTAAAGTATTGAAATTGTATTAAAATTGTATTAAAGTATTAAAATTTATTAAACAATTCTAACTTATATTTTTCTTTTATATAAAATAAAATAATGGATATACCAACTATAAATGATAGATTTTTTAGATTTTCAGTTATACCCAATAAAATAAGCAAAGGACCAAATAAAATTATATGTATATTTAAAAAATCCTCTTTAAGAAACACGACTTTTATATTACTAATTATTAATAGCACGCCAAGTATTATAATGAAATAATTATAAGGTTTTATTACTTTTTTAAAACTTAATGATAAAAATAATAAAGCTAAAAATATATTTATTATTTTATTTAAAATCATTTATATATTATGCGAATACAAGCACAATAGATAATTTATCGCAAAAATATTTCAGGTAATACCAAAAATCTTTTTAATAATTTGGTTTATGCTTTTTAAATATACAACCCTGAAAAGAAACATCTTCGATTTCATTTAATTCTTTCACATTTTGATAATTCAATGTTGATGTCCAAATTTTGAGTATACAAAATGACTTCTTTGGTGAAACCGTAATACCAGTTATCGTTTTCAATAATAATTTGTTATTAGTCAATGATTCACCTGCCACCATATAAGAAATATTTTTCCACACTTTCGGAATACTTTTATTTGTTATTTTAAAAGAAAAACAACCTCCTTCGCAATTTTGAGGGTCTTCCCACATTGGTAAAATTCCCTTCCTCATAAAAAACAACATACAATTTTTAATCATTTGTTCTGGTAAACTATTAACTAAAGCAATAACATTTTCTACATGAGATACTTCCAAAATTTTAATGTAACTTTTCAAAGACCAATCTGTATTATGTGGTAAATGTGCCCATAAAACCCATTTATCAGACAATTTATGTTTATTTTTAGAGCATTTTACAGGGGAACTTTCCATTCTGGAACTTTCCATATAGTTATTAATAGTTAAAATTTCTTTAATTTGTTTTCTTTATTGTATTCATTTATTGTATTCATTTATTGTATTCATTTATTGTATTCATTTATTGTATTCATTTATTGTATTCATTTATTGTATTCATTTATTGTATTCATTTATTGTATTCATTTATTGTATTCATTTATTGTTTCATTGTTTTGTTTATCTTATACCCATCATCAACAATTTCTATTGAATTATTATTATTTAATTCAAACATCACAATTTCTTTATCTATTATATTTATTTTATAGTCTTCTTTTAAATCTTCTATTTCGGGTACAATAAATTTAATAAAATCTTTGTTTAATATTACATTACCAGAAACATAATATTTTTCAACTAAATTATTTAAATCATATTCTTGTCCATCGTTTAAAAGTTGTACGTTGAGAAAAATCTTTTGGTAATTTAAATTTTCCAATTTATTTTTTAAATCAACAAACGAACCTTTTAATTCTTCTGCTTTAATTTGTAGAAAATGTCCGTTATTTGGATTTTTTATATAAACTAATTTAACATCATCCTTTTCCAAACATTCCAAAACATCGTCTCCGTCTAAATAATAGTCTTCCTTTTCATAACATAAATAACATTGAATGATTTCGTCGCTTTTTGTTAAAATAACAACTTTATATTCGTCTTCTTCCTGTTTTTTACATTTTTCCAAAACACCACATATTTTACTTTTTGTACTATTATATGTATCCAACAACAATATACCTTTTGTAGCAAAATATATTTTAATATCGTTTTGTGTCTTCACTTCTTTTTTGTTATATTTGTTTAATAAATCTAAAGTAAAATAAATACTTGTTAATAAAAATCCATTGTATATTAAATCATAAACCATTTTTATATATATACTGTTTAAGTTTTTAAATAAATTAAATTTTAAGTTATTTAAAATTAATAAGATACCAATCGTTGGTCTCTAATATGTCTCATATCAGGACCAGCTGCATTATTAGCATCCATTCTATATCTATAATTTCTTTTATCTTCTATGGAACCTGCAGGCTCGTTTCCGATTCGAACGCCTTCGCCATGCTTTAAATCTCCGTTTTTTCCTTCACCATGGTCATGATACAAAACAACATCGCGATTTCTACCACTTCTTCCATCCTCTTTTCTAACTTTTCCTGTTTTTGGGTCCAAGTTAAATGAAAATAACAATAATGTTATAATTACTGACATCAATATAAATGGAATAAATATTATCAACCAAGATAAAATGCCTAAACCCGATTGACATAAATAATTTAATATAAATGTAAAAAATATGGTTAAAAATATTTTTATCATTGCAGTATTATATAATCCTTTAAACGTATCTATTAGAACATATGCTATTGAAAATATTAAATAAATTAATGCTGGCATACAAATTGTATTAACTATCATATTTATATATTAATGCTATTTAAAAAATAATTGGAAGACTGTTCACATACTGCCCCACTTCATCACCTATTTCACCATTACTCAAACATTTATATATTTTACCAATTTCATTCTCATCCGCATAATATTTATTACCATCCAATTCCAATTCAACCAATTCCTCATCAGTTTCATAACCATCCAACTCATCTTTCAGCTCTTCTGCTGAAATTTCTTTTTTTCCATCTTCATTATCTTTTTCATCGTCATCTTTTTCATCTTCATCTTTTTCATCATCATCTTCTTCTTCATCTTCATCTTCTTCATCTTCTTCATCTTCTTCATCATCTTCATCATCTTCATCTTCTTCATCTTCTTCATCTTCTTCATCATCTTCATCTTCTTCATCTTCTTCATCTTCTTCATCTTCATCGTTGTCTTTGGATTTTTTCTTTTTCTTTGATTTTTTCTTTTTCATTGTAGCAAACATAGCTTCAATGTCATCATCTTTTTCTTCATCAGAATCTTCGAATGTCGTGTTTAAAATATCAAATTTATTAATAGATATCGTGTCATTATATTTCAAATCCATACCTTTTTTCATTAGATTTTCTTCGACTTCTTTAATAATATCATTTTCATTTATTTCAACCGAAATTTGTTTAACATCGTTAACAATTAACTCAATGTTTCTCTCTGTTTTAACTGTATTTAAAGAAACTGAAGCCATTAATCTATTTTTTTCAAAAAACATTTGAGTATATTTTTTAGACATGCTTGACAGATTGTCCTTTAAAAATACTATTTGATTCTTTTGGGTTTCCAATTCATTTTTTAAATTTACATTTTCATCCAACAGGTCTTTTATGAATGGCAATTTTTTAATGAAAATTTCAAAATCATCTTTATCATTTTTATTTTTATCTAATATCGAAACAAGATGTTTTTTTAAAACATCACTTATTTCATTAATAATTGTGCTTACAGCTAATTCTTTTACCATTTATAATAATATTTAGCATTCCGTTTAATATTCTTTTTTTATATATTTACGATAAATATATGGAAAAAATTAATAATTACGACCAATATAATGCATGTTTAAAAATTATAATTTCACAGACAAATTATACTGAAGAAGAAGCAGTTTTAAAGTTAAAAAAATGGGATAATAATTTTATTAACGTTATTAAAGAATACTTAAATCCTAATTTTCAAAAAAAGAAAGAACCAAAAAAAAAGTCACTAAATCAAAATATAATAGGCGAAATTAGAAAATTTAAGGATAAACAATGTTTAAGTTATATCAAAGAAAAAAACCATGAATATGAATTAAACAAACTTGCTTATTTAAGAAATAATGCAATCCAAGAAACACAAGGCGAACCAATCCAAAAAGAACCAATCCAAAAAGAACCAGAAGAACCAATCCAAAAAGAACCAAAAGAAGAAATCCAAAAAGAAATAATTAATATTTAACGTTAAAACTATTTTTTAAGATATCAGTTTTAGTTTTAAAAACTTCACTACTTTTTAATTTATAATTCATGCTTTTTTTATTTTTCACATCCAATAAATTATTCATAATATTAGGAGTTTCATTATTATCTTCATAAATTTCCGGCATTATTTTTGATAATGGTTTATCCACAATCATAATTAACCTATCGTTTGTTAATAATTTTCTATATTCTTGAATTGTTAAATTTCCCAAATACTTATCCAATGTGTAATATGGCGACGGTGCAGGTTTAATATTTTTTTCATAATTATAAATTTTACCATACAAGTTGTTTAATAGAGAATATCTATTCCATAACGTCGATGTATCAATTTTTTCATTTTTCAAAAAAGAAAGAGCGCACTCCGGACTACAAAAACAACCATATACTTCAACATTGTCTTTATTAATATTTTTTGGAATATAAACCGTAGGATTGTCAAAAAAACACGTACACCAAAAACAATTGGACGACTTATCTGAAATATTATCCAATTTCAAATTTCTTTTTAAATTATTTAATTTATTCCATATTTGCTTATTTTTATTTTTAATAGGCACTTTCTCCTTTTCCAAAACAACACTTTTTATTTTAATATTTTTTTCACTTTTCTCATTCTTTTGTTTTAAAATTTCTTTATATTGTAAATTATTTATTTTTGTATAATTTATATTGTACGCAACAGGGTCTTTAATTTCAGGATTATATGCTATATCTGTCAAATTTTGTGTATCATTTTTACAATTTGATGCTTTCAAATGTAGTATAATATTCGGCTTATACACTGATTTAATTATGGTATTTTTCTTTTTATCTATTATTTTTCCCCCTTTTGGCTTCCTCCCGCGTTTTTTTGGTGGTCCCTTCGCTTCTTTTGGCTTTCTCCCGCGTTTTTTTGGTGGCATTATATTAATATCAAATGTTGAATTATTTTAAATACTTTTTATAAATACTTTTTATAAATACTTTTTATAAATACTTTTTATAAATACTTTTTATAAAATACTTTTTATAAAATACTTTTTATAAAATACTTTTTATAAAATACTTTTTATAAAATACTTTTTTATATAAAAATTCATCGTAAATTTCAATTATAAATTCAATGAAATCCTATTATTATAACATTTTCTACATAAAGAAATATAAGATTTAGTTGAAACGAATGTCTGCTCTTTTTCATTTGTAATCCTATACGTAAAAATTGAATCGCATACCGAACATTCGGTACAAATACCTTTTAATTTTATAATATCGTCACATAAAGGTATTATATCTAAAATGCTCCCGAAGTTTTTTCTTTCATAATCCCCATCCAGACCACACACATACACCTTTTTATTATACTTATTTACGAGAATATCAACACAAACATATAAATCAACAAAAAATTGACCTTCATTAATAAAAAAAACGTCGTGCAAATTTATAATATTTTCATCATATTTTTCACCAAATAATTCTGACAATTTATTACAACTCTGACATTCAACAATTATATTATTGTGCGTTGCCATAGTTTTCCCATTTGTACTATATCTATCATCAATGATATGATTTATTAAAAAACGGTTGTATGTTTTGTGTCTATTGTATTCCTTTATTAATTCACTACTTTTACCAGCAAACATAGAACCTAGAATAACTTTCAAATATCCGGTTTCTAATTTAAAAGACATTGATGTTAAATATTATTTGATTTTTTTTAAATAGATTTATTTTTCGATGTTTTCTAAATATTTAAAATATAAATTTTAAATATTTAAATATAAATTTTAAATATTTAAATATAAATTTTAAATTTAAATATATGGATTGTAAACCGTGGATTGAAAAATTTAGACCTAAACAATTTAAAGAAATTGTATTGAATGCCAATAATAAAAAACTTTTGGGAAATATTATAAAAAACAAACATTTTCCAAATTTATTATTTTATGGACCACCGGGTACAGGAAAAACAACAACTATCATTAATCTAATAGATAAATATCATTCAACTCATAACAATAATTTAAAAGGTTTTAAAATACATTTAAATGCTTCAGATGATAGAGGTATTGATATTATTAGAAACCAAATTAACCAATTTGTTAATACTAAATCATTATTCGGGAATGGTATAAAATTTGTTATTTTAGATGAAGTGGATTACATGACAAAAAACGCCCAACAAGCATTAAGATATTTAATACAACAATATTCTTCGGATATACGATTTTGCCTGATATGTAATTACATCAGTAAAATTGAAAAATCATTACAAAACGAATTCATCACTATGTCCTTTTGCAATTTACCAAAAAAAAAAATTACTCTTTTTTTAAAAAAAATCATCGATGTAGAAAAATTAAAAATAACAAATAAACAAATCAACGATATACAATTAATGTTCAATTCCGATATAAGAAGTATGATTAATTATATCCAAACAAATCACAATAATATAAAAATTAATAACATCATTATAGATAAAGATTGGGACATTTTTTGCCAATTATTTACAAAAAAACACAAAACAAAAACAATTACCAAATATATTGATAATTATTGTTACAAAAATAATATATCAATAAAAAGATTTGTATCAAAATTCATTTCTTTTCATATTTATAATAAACCATTTTGCATTAATGATAAATGGTTGACGTTTTTTGAAATAATAATACATAATATTATTATATCCGAAAAATACTTTTTAAATTTTTTTGTAAATCAATTATTAGATTTATATAAATCTTTATAATACATTCTCATTCTTATTTCCAATTTTTTTATAAATATACTTGGTGATGGCTTTTTGGGGTCAAAATTATTCTGTTTTAAGGCATATTCTTCCAATATTTTTTCTAAATTTTCCTTTACAAATTTTTGTCCTTCCATTAAATATCCAATATATATTAATTTTTTTATTAATACCTTAAATCGTCGGATAAAATAATTTTCCTAAATATTACAAATGCATTGCAAATGTATTAAATTGATTTTTTAATTTAAATAAATATTACGTATTATAAAAATGTCACTAGATAATGAATGGGAAAGTTTCATGATAAATGGCGATAACCAAGAATCTGTAGAAAATGTCTTCCCCGATAAAGATTTTAAAGCGGAATTTAGTGAAATTTACATTTCCACGCAAACTAAAATTGGTTATTTGGATAGACCCGTTGAATTAGAAAATATTTTTTGGAAATTACCTGTAATTGCTTACAACGAAGCAAAAACAGGCATTATTAAAAAAATTATTAAAATAAATTCTCAAACACCGGAAGAGGTAGAAACATTGGAAGAAAAAATAAGAAATCAAGAAAAAATATCATTTGATATTATTAAAAAAATAGATACAACAACCGGTAAAACTAGAAAATTTAAAGATATTCGAAAAATCATATGTGGCGTTTCCAAAAAAGATTTAATTAATTTCAGAAAAAAGAAAAAAAGTGCTTTTTATAATTGTTTCGCAGTTATCGTAAGAATAAATTATAATAATAAATTTCATGAAATTAACATAAAATTATTCAATACCGGTAAACTTGAAATACCCGGTATAAAGAACATGGATACTTTAAACATCGCCATTAAAATTTTATTGAAAATAATAAAAGATTCGACAGGTGTACAATTTAATTATATGGAAAAACAAGTAGAAACTGTCTTAATTAATTCAAATTTTTCGTGCAATTTCTTCGTCATTCGAGATAAATTACATCATATTTTAAAATACAAATACAACATTCACACATTATACGATCCATGTTCATACCCAGGTATACAATGCAAATTCTTCTACACTCCAACAAACAAAAAAAATGATGGTGTTTGCTACTGCGAAAACAAATGCAACTTAAATAAGAAAAACAGAAAAATTAACAATTGTAAAATTATTTCATTCATGATATTCAGAACTGGTAGCATATTAATTGTAGGAAATTGCGATGAAGAAATTATTGATATTATTTACAATTTTATTATAAATATCTTTAAAAAAGAATTGTATAATGACATTATCACTAAAAAAATTGAAACCAAAAAGAAAAAGAAAAAAATATATAGAAAAAGATTAATGAATTTTACTTAATTTTACTTAATTTAAATATTTTATTTACAAATTTTATTGCAGATAAATGCGAATATTCCATGTAATGCAAAGGTAAAGATACCAATACTTTCTTATCTATGTCGTCTTTATTCATTTTTTTTAAGAATAAATAAAATATCGATATCTTTTTATCTATTTCAAATTTTGAAAATATGAAAAAATTAAAAAATATATCCACTTTTTCTAAATTTTCATTGGCAAGTTTATGTATTTCTTCAAAAATCTTTATAATTGAAATTCTAATATTAATTATATTTGAAACATCCATATTATTTAAAAGTTTCTTACCGATAATAAATTTTTCTATTCTAGTTATAATATTTATTTTTTTATTCAAAATTTGTGTCTTCTCTTCATCAACATCTTTAAATTTTTTTTTAAATTCTTCATTTATCTCATAAATTGTCTTCTTATACACAAACAAACATGCGTCTTTAGAATTCAATTGCAAATATGAATTACTATCTTCACCGATTTGACCAATAAATTCCGTATAATATAAATAACTTTTTCTTAAATGATATGATACCAAATCAATATTTTTCGTATATAAAATTAAAATTAAAAATATATTTTTCAATAAATCATACCCCCTATCGATTATGAATTTATTATGTACACTATCCAAAATGTTTATACTTTTCGTTATATGTGATAAATATTCATCCAAAATTTTAATATATTCAAAAATAACTTTATTGCTTTTCAATAACTTTTTTTTATATAAATCTTTATTTACCAAATCCATTTTATTAATTTCACTCATTAAAATAATAAAATATATTTTTTTCATTATTTTAACATATTTTACTTTGTAATTTCAATAAATAACTATTTAAAGAAATAAAAAGTCTATAAATAATATGTCCGAAGAAAATAGTTCGACTGTCGAGAATTCTTTAAATTATAGATTACCACAAGGTACAACTTTACAACATTGCGCTAAATTAAGCATTGTTGAAGATAAACCAATTATGTTCGATTACTGGACCTCTTCTTGCGATAAAGATGTTTTAATTGGCATTCGCGAAAATGGCGAAAAACTTTTAGTAAAAAGCGCCGATGAATACACAAGTCCCATTTCCAAAATATACAAAGTTGAAACCGAATATATTGTTATCACTGAAAATTCCATTTACGTCGTTTCCGCCGATATTGATACAAAACGTATTTCATAAAATATTTTTTTTACTCACATTAAAATATTTTATTATCCATTAAAATATTTTATTATCCATTAAAATATTTTATTATCCATTAAAATATTTTACTAAATTATTTTTAATTTCATAAAATTTCACTTAACTTTTTCCGTTGTTCATCAGAGAGAATTTTCGGAAAATTTACATGAAATACAACAATTAATTTACCAACTCTATCATCGCGAACCATACCCATATTATCTATAACGCTTTCATACCCATGATTTATAACCTTACCATTTGTATTATTTATAGTATATGTTTTCCCATTTAAATGTTCTATGTCGAATTTAAATCCAACTAAAGAATCTTTTAAACATATTTCCTTTTTCACAATCAAATTCAAACCCTGTCGTTGAATAATTTTATGGTTTTCTATCCTTATAAAAATCTTAATATCACCCTGTATACCATACTCATTAATATTACCTTTACCCTCAATTAAAATAATTTCATTTGTATCAATTCCTTTATAAATATCAACATAAATTGTCTCTTTCTCTGTTTTGGTAAGATTCCCAGATATTATCATTCTTTCGATTTCCAACGGGAATTTTAAACCATTATATGCGTCAACCAATGTTATCTTTACCGTCTTTGATATCGGTGGCGGTTTCGACTGTCTTCTAAAAACAGGCTTCCCATTCCTAAATATATGTACATTTGGATTTATTCCACCCCCGGGGCCACCAAAACCAGCCATTCTACCAATATCTACCGGTCCACCACCAAAAAACATTTTGAAAATATCAGGCATTTCCGCTGCATCATTGTTAAATACATCGCCATTAAAAAATGGACTACTCGATTTCATATTGTAATCTCTTCTTTTCATTTCATCACCCAACACCTCGTACGCCCTATTTATTTTTTTGAATTCCTCTGCGTTTCCCCCTCTATCAGGGTGATGTTTTAAAGATGCTTTTCGATAAGCTTTCTTAATCTCCTCCTGTGATGAACTTTTCTCAACATTCAAAATTTTATATAAATCCATTTATATCTATTTATTGAGATAAACTTAAATATAAATTAACGAAATTAATTAATATGGATTCCTTTTTAAAAAAATACCAACCAAAATACTACAAAGATTTTTACATGAAAGAAGAATACAGTAGCTTATTAAATACATTACAAAAAATGGATAATCTAAATATTCTCTTTATCGGTGGTAGAGGTGTGGGAAAAACATCACTAATAATGGCGTCAATTCGAGAATATTACAACACAGACACCATACCACATAACGAAGTACTATTTATAAATAGTTTGAAAGAACAAGGAATTCAATATTTCAGAAATAATTTAAAAACCTTTTGCCAAATTAAATGCACAATACCCATGAAAAAGAAATTTATTATTTTAGATGACATTGATTTTATTAATGAACAAAGTCAACAGGTTTTCCGAAATTACATTGACAAATATAGCCATAACGTACATTTTTTAATATCGTGTCAAAATAATCAAAAAGTCATCGATAATATTCAATCGAGAACAACTATCATCAAACTCAAGTTTATTGATAATGATAGTTTCAAAACACTATTTGAAAAAATTATTGAAAAAGAAAATATCGTTATAACAAAAAAAGCAACGAAATTCTTATTCCATATTTGCAACAATTCAATAAGCCAATTACTAAATTGTTTGGAAAAATTTAAATTATACAACGAAAAAATTGATATAACAAATGCTAAAAATATTTGCACAAATATTAGTTTTTTCGAATTTGAAAATTATACAAATGCATGCTTGAAAGGAAATTATAAAGAATCTGTTGAAATTATATTTAATATATACAATAAAGGTTATTCCGTATTAGATATTCTAGACAACTACTTCTCATTTATAAAAATAACAGATATCATTGACGAAAGTAAAAAATTCAACATCATTAAATTAATTTGCAAATATATTGAAATCTTTTACACTATTCATGAAAACGAGATTGAATTGTCTTTTTTTACAAATAATTTAATTAATAACTTAAAAATATTATAAAACATTTATTATATATGAGTCAAATCTTTAAAAAAAAAATATTTAGACCCAAAATTATAGCTTTTTTAAAAGAATTTTGTCTCGAAGAGAAAAAAAACCAACTCATATTTTCACCAATTTCTTATAAAAAAGCTGAATATAATAAAGAAATAGAAATAATACTAGAATTCTTAAGAGAATATTACCATAAATCCAAACAATTTTATTTAAATAGGACAATGACATATAAAAATTTCTTAACAATTTTAAGACAAGTATGTAACAATTTATGCATCCCTTACACGTCGAAAATATTATACAATAAATCAAAATACAATATTACTTATATTATTTATTTGGAACCCTAATTTGGAATCCTAATTTGGAATCCTAATTTGGAATCCTAATTTGAATAACTTAAAGTAAACATTTTCGATATTATAGTATTTCCAGATAATACTTGCACCTTATTCAAACGTACAAACCATTCATAATTACGCCTTTTCAATATTTCATCTTTTGGTAAATATATACCACACATTTTTGAATCAAAATCAATCTTCGTCTCCTTCATCAAATCATCAATCAAAACAACATACCCATCAGTCGTCTTCGTTCCCAATAAATTACCAGGTATCAAACTAATTACACCAGAATTAACTTTTTTAAATATAGTTCTATCAATATTACCTTCAAAATCTTCAGCAGAACTATTATCCGTTGACAACAACACCTCCATATAATTACATAAATCTTTCATCTCGACACAACCCTTTTCACAACCCATTAATTTATGACACGGAAACAAACGTTTCTTATCAGATGTACTATTCCTTGAAATAAATTCCCCAACATAACATCCCTTTTTCCCCAAATATTGTTCATGAAATGGTAAGAAATCTCTCATCATCAACATGCTATTGGGCATAACCACACCACCATATTTGCTCAATAATCTAAATAACCCCAACGTACGCGTCCTCTTTTTCAAAGGTGCTGGTAATTTATCTAAATTTATAGCCCACGATGGCAATAATTTATGAAAACTATCGTCGTTTATTAAACATATATTAAAACTATCACCAGACCACTTGACAATCGTCTCTATACACATAGTTATATACGGTTGGTTTAATTTTTGTGTATTCCTTGAATAGAAACTTGACCAATGCCGAGCATTCGTCCCATGTTCCGTATGAATCCATAGAATCGGTTTATCACTGCCTTCACCGTTCAATAAATGTTTCTGAACCAAGTTAAATTGTATTTTTTCTTCACCAGGGTCATATTTTTCTTTATACCTATCATATAATATACCAACAGCTGTTATTACAACAAATGCTCCTAATAATTTTTGAAATCCCATTTATATTATAAATACATATTATTTATATCATTCAATCTATTCAACCATCCAATAAATTTATTTAATACAATAAATTTATTTAATACAATAAATTTATCATTCAAGTAATTTCAAATTTTTCCACCATAATTTATTTCTTTCATTGTTTTTTCTATCTTCCATCAATAAATTATATGCTCTATTTGCACTCAATTTTTCATTTTCATTTTCACGCTCATCCAATAATTTTTTTGAAGCAAATTTAGTTAAAGCTTTACCTTTTGTCTGTTCTCTATATTGCAAATATTGCTCAACATTATCAAACCGCTTCTTATTTGTAAAATCTTCTTCCGTTACAGGTACAACTGACTCTACGTGGGCCTTTTTTAAATCTTCATATTTTAATTTACTAAATATATCAGATGAATAGGAATAGTCAGCATCTCCTTTATCAATAAAATTGCCACCCCGATAAGATAAATCCTGAACTTGTTGATTTATTACCAATTCACGACTTTCTCGTTTTTTCTTTTTAAAAATTTCATTAAATTCAGTCATATTTTTTGCCTTTTTATTCATCAAATCTCGATTCGACTTTAACCATTCACCATATCCATCCGTTTTTTCACTTTCTTGTGAATCCACAAACATCCTATTAAACCAAGCATTAAAATCATCTTTTGATTTTCCTTTCAATGTCGACTTTAATAATTCAGGGTTTTTTTCAACACCAACATCATTATGGTCATACTCAATATCCACCACCTTTTTTCCTGTTTTATTTTTAAACACAAATATTTTATAAAGCATATTATATGCTTTTCCAAAAAAAAGAAAAACTTCTTTATCATAACCACTTTTATCAGGATGTGTCTTTAAAGCTATCCTCTTTGCATGTTTTAATTCTTCCTCCCCAAAATCATGGTTTATGTTAAATAAATTTAATATATCCGACAAGTTATAATTATTTATATCTAAATCTAAAGATTCCATATATGTTTTAAATATTTTTAATATTTTAATTTTATATATATATATGCAAAACCAACCAAACAGGGCACATGCAAAGCGGACACACGTAAACTATGGACAAGCACAAGAGAACTATGCACAAGCTAACCAAGCACCAGCAAACCAAGCACCAGCAAACCAAGCACCAGCAAACCAAGCACCAGCAAACCAAGCACCAGCAAACCAAACACCAAAGGTTGATACAGAAAAGCGCGACAATGCATTAAAAAAAATGAAAGAAAAACAAATCCTTAATGATTTTTTAAGAACGTACCGTAATATTAGACGTCTAGGTGGTGAATTATACCCAAGAGAAATACACTACAGTAAACTTTTAATAGATGAAAAAAAGAAAAAAAATAGAGGTATTTTGTACATACAAAAAGCAGAAACGAAAAATGATTTAATCGACAACATCAAAGAGAAATATTCAATCAATGAAAATTTATTTATTTCAACCGATTACAATATTGATGAATTAGAAGAAGAAGCCAATAAATCTATACACTCTACACCAACAGCAGAAACAGTAAAACCTAAAGTTATAGCAAAACCTAAAGTTTTTTTGAATGCCACGTTTGAAACAATTGTAAATTCTTTCAAAAAATCAAAAATAGAAGAAAAATATCATAATATATTGGCAGTAACTAATTTAAGTTACCTAGATTTTAATAATTTTAAGGAATTATTTCATTTGGAAATAAAAGATAAAGATGAAAAAAAACAATGTATAAATATGATAAACTCTGTTCAAGAGGTCTTAATAGAAAAAATTCCAAATATTGCTAAAGTTGATAATTTAAATAAGTCATTAAAAAAATTTTTGAATTCATTTATAAAAACAAAAGATGTCTCCGGTGACGAATTAAAAATAATACCAGATGATTTATCATTATTTATATTATTCCACAACCTTTTAATTGAAAAATCTTTTTGGATGCTAATACCCAAAAAAAATAAAAATTTTTTAAGTTTTCTCGTTGAAAGAATTTTGGAAAAAATAGATGAAAATAATTCTGAAATTATTTATTACGTCACACAAAAAAATGCAGAAGCTTCTATCCAAAATTTCGATGCAGTTATTACAGAAATTACAAAAGAATATTTCTCTGACCCAGAGGCAGTAAAACACTTTATCAAAATAAATAATTTAGATAAAGAAACACCACTTATTAAAAATTATGAATTAAAAATTACACCAAGTAGAGAATATTACGACGACCATTCATTTAGCCGAAAATGGGACTCCATTCCAAAAAAAGAAGATATTTTTAATTTATTTCAAAAATCAGATAAAGAAAATTTAGTTATATTACTAATTTCAACTGGTTCCAAAGGTGTCATACAATATTTATTGCTTTCAGCCCTACTAATTATTTTTAATGAAAAAAAAGGCAAATCAACATTTAAAGATTACCTAGTTACAAAAGACAGTGTCGGTACTTCTTTTATACAAAATATCACTGCCCAATTTAAAAAAAAAATATTTATATCCACAAAATCTTTCGAATCGCACACAACAGAACCTTATCAACGATTTCTAGAATTTACATGGGGTGAATACAAAACAATACACACCAAATCAAAAAAAGAAATGAAAAAAGTAAAAAAAATAAAAAAAGAAGAACTTATGAAGTATTATGAGGACATTCGGTATAAAAAAGCCGTTATTGAAGACAGCACATCATTGTTGTCAAATATTAAAAATATGTTAACACCTTCTCGAAAAAAAGCTTGATTTCATTGTTATCAGAAGTTTGATAGATTTCACAAGGGTATCCATCAATAAAAGAAATCAATGTAGGTACCACCTTTATTTTTAAATAATTTTTAACATCACTACCCGAATCAGCGTCAACCAACACCATGTTAACATTTTCAGGCATCTGTGAAAATAGTTTTTGTACAGTAGGACTACTTCTTTTACACGGACCACACCACGTCGCCCCTATCTTAACAATAACTATTTTATGATTTTTAACATAAGTTTTAAACTCATCTCTCGTTTTTATTTCAATTATTTCACCAGGCATTTTCTTATATAAAATAATATTATTATTTTAATATTATTTTATTCATATTTAATTATTCATATTTAATTATTCATATTTAATCATATTTAATCATATTTAATTATTCATATTTAATCATATTTATTTTCAAATATTATTTTTCACTATTTCACATATATCCTCCAAATTATCATCAAAAAAACATATATGCGACTCCCAAAAATATTTGCAAAACGCCCACTTAATATCTATATTATTATTCTTTTCCTTTTTATATTTCGCTATCGGTTTTATTAAACTTTCTTCCAATAAATACAATGAATTTTCAGGTAAAACATACGCCAATTGCTCCATATTTGAAATATTATCATCGTTTTTTTCCACCATATTAACCTCCCATAAAGGCACAAACTTCAACAAATCCACAAATAATGGTGGGTAATTGTATTTATATTTCCACTTCCAATTATAACAACCACTCGAATAATATTTCATATTCCATTCCAACCCTTCCAAGTAATTTATACATATTTTATCCAAATTATCCGCATTTCTTTCAGTATTAAATAATTCCGAATAGTACCTATTTTCCCAAAAATCACTATGAGGATTTATATACATCTCATCCTCCCTATTATTTATCGGTATCATCGATATCTCATTCTCCAATCGTTTTTCTACATCCACTTTTCTAAATTTTTGCCCATGTTGTATTTTATTTCTAATACGATACTCCTTTTTAAAATTATCCAATTCCATTATTGATAATATTTGTACCAATTCCCTTACATTTTTCCAACAAATTGTCTCAATGTCGGTTATCAATCGCAAATTTTTATTACCCAAATTAACTTTATATAATTCCAATATCATTTGTATACCAAAAGTACGTATATTCAATGAAGGAAAATGAGGCATAAAGTCATTTCCCATAAACATCATCAAAAAAACATAATCTTTAATCAAATGTTCTTTATTCTTCAAATTTTTATTATCAAACATTTCACCCAATAATAAATTCATCAATGCACCCATATCCATCAAATACAATTCAGAACTATCAATATTCACATTTATATTTGAAGCAAAATCCGGCGTTTCTCTAAATAAAAATATGTCTTTTGAAAACGATAAATGGTTCAAACATAAAATTATCAAATCTGCATCCAAACCATACACAATATGTTTTTCTTGGAATTTATTTTCCCTTATCATTTTGAAAATTTTATGTTCACCTTCACCTCTTTCGCTTGAACCAGAAATAATTATTTTTTCGACACCATAAACTTTTTCCCTCCCAAGAAAAAACTCATTTATTCGCATATCTAACTTTTTCATGAAATTTGTACCAGGTGTTATGGACGTTTTATCAAAACAAACACCACCTCGCAATTCGTCAAGCAATGTTTCCATGAATTTTGATTTATAACGCCTCTCTTTCTGCTGTTTTAACTTTGCAACAGGTGCAATACCGTCAAAACTTATATATATCATTTTTGTCGGTTTTACAATTTTTATATATTCATCAATTTTCAAACATACATTTTTTATTAAATTATCCTCGGTTTCTTCGCATGCATCTTCGTTTTTTATTTCTATATCTTTCTTTGTCTTTTTATCAATATTATTTAAACAATCATAAATTATAGAATTCGAATCCAAATAAAAATTATCCAATTTCTTATCAAATTTTTTTATATTTTTCATTAATTTAGCATAATTCTTAATTAAATAACTATAATAACTCGGGATTCCCATTTATATTTATATTAAAAAATTTTTTTAATCTATTTTCTTTATTTATTTATTTTTTGTTTAAAATAAATAATTAAAATCGCATTATATTTTAGGAATATGGAAAATACCAAGATTATTCAAAAAACGTTATCTTTCAAAAAAACAATGGAAAAGGTGGAATATTTTTACAATGTTATATCTGATACCATTATATGGGTTGAAAAGTATAAAACATATGACATTATCAATTCAAGCGACTTAAATGTATCGATACAAAATTTGGAAAATATTTATAATAAATTAATGGAAATTAATGAAACACTCAATGAAACAAAGAAAAGTTCCGATAGCATCGTTTCCAATTTACAAGAAATAAATAATGAAATTTCAATGATTTTTAAGTCGTTTGGAACAAAAAATATCGAATATATATTAAATATTTGCTATGGTAATAATTATTTAAAAAATATAATCAATACTGATAACGCCAGCAAATTTAAATTAATATTAAAATATTCACATCCGATAAGTTATAAAGTTATTAAATGGAAAAACAAACCAAAAACCAACGACAAAATTGTTAAAAACAAAATTTGCGACGATTTTATGATTTCAGAAATGGGTCAAAATTTAGATTGTTTCGATTTATGTAGAACAACCAAAAATTTCTATACTAAAGTCTTCGGTATTAAAATAGTTTTTCAAAATACAGAAAAAAAAAATACCATCATAATTAACGCCATAATAGATGAAATATTATTAACATGTTTAAAAAATGAATATATATCAACAAGAAAACAGAAATGCTTTAATAATTCACCAAAAAGCTATGAATTCAAAAATAACACGTTCAAAACCTTTTTAAACCACTTAAGTATTAAAGAATGGATTATTTACAATAATTCAGAATTATACAACAGGTATATCGGTTATAACAACAAAGCACTGCTAATTAAACAAAAAACTATATCGCAAGTAGTCAAAGAGTTTATAAATACAGACTTATTTAACCAGAGAAAAACACTAACCGTTCTACTTTTGCAAATTGACAATAAAGAATTCCACTACCTCGCTTACCTTCTCTACGATTTATTATCAAACGAAAATAACGGAAACATAGACACATTTGAACAAACACTCTTATTTGATAGCCTTTCATGGGAAATTAAAAAATTATTTCGTTATGCAATGAAAAATACAATCAAATATACCAAAAACCTTTCTAATTTCGACAACTCGAAAATACCAATTGAACAACAAATTTGCTTATTAAAAGCATCCGACGAAATTAAAGAAAAAGCCATGATAAAGTTGAAAGAAGTTAAAGCAAAATCCGAAGATTCAGGTTCCAAGGCAAGACAATACCTCGAAGGACTTTTAAAGATTCCTTTCGGTATTTTTAAAAAAGAAGAAATCCTAGAGCTAACCGACATAAATTCAAAATTAATTATAGAAATTAATGAAGAAATAGAAAATAAAAATCTATCCATCACTTGGCCAGTAAAAAAAATTTACACAAACTACGAAATTTCAAACATAATTTCCGAAATCAATTCCAATATTTTGGGTGAAATCCAACTCAATAACATTCAAAACGCTATTACATTTTTCACCAATGGTAAAAAATACGAATTAATCTCAAATATTTGCACTATCAACTCCATTATAAAAAAAAAAAATATAAAATGCAAGAAATTATGTCATTCCGGTAAAAAAAATAATTATATGAAAAAAATAATAACCGAAACAATTCAAAATTATTCAAATAATACAATCTTTATTACAGAATTGTTAAAAAATAAAAAAAATAATATTGGTACAACATTCTTCAAAAACAACATAATCAAATTACAGAATAACAAAAAAATAATAAAAGATAATATCCAATCTATTAACAAAACACTCGAACAATCCGTTTATGGCCACACAGATGCAAAACGCCAAATAGAAAGAATTATAGGCCAGTGGATAACAGGAAAACAATCAGGCTACTGTTTCGGATTTGAAGGAAGTCCCGGTGTCGGCAAAACATCTTTGGCAAAAAACGGACTCGCCAATTGTTTAAAAGATGAAAATGGAAAAGCAAGACCATTCGCTTTCATAGCCCTAGGTGGTTCCAGCAATGGAAGTACCCTTGCTGGTCATAATTATACATACGTTGGTTCCACGTGGGGTCGAATTGTTGATATATTGATGGATAAAAAATGCATGAACCCAATTATCTTTATTGACGAACTCGATAAAGTTTCACATACCGAACATGGTAAAGAAATCATCGGTATTTTAACACATTTAATTGACCCAACGCAAAACATGGCGTTTCAAGACAAATACTTCAATGGTGTTGATTTAGACATGAGCAAAGTTTTATTCATATTTTCTTATAATGATGTTAATGCCATTGACAAAATATTACTCGACCGCATCCACCGTGTTAAATTTAACCATTTAACTGTAACCGATAAAGTAGAAATTGTAAATAAATTCATTTTACCCGAAATTTATGACAATATTGGCATTGAAAATATAATCGAAATCGAAAATGAAGAGATTGTGTTTATCGTCGAAAATTACACAATCGAAGCAGGCGTACGCAAATTAAAAGAAATTATGTTTGAAATTATCAGCGAAATCAACCTTAACTTATTAAATGAAACATCCGATTATACTTTACCATTAAAAATCACTCAAAACGATATTGAAAAAAAATACCTTAAAAATAGAAGGAAAATCACACACACCAAAATTCACACGGAACCAAAAGTAGGCGTTATAAATGGATTATGGGCCAATGCACACGGTATGGGCGGCGTCATCCCAATCCAAGCCTTCCATTTCCCATCAGAAAAATTATTTGAATTAAAATTAACCGGCATGCAGGGCGATGTTATGAAAGAAAGTATGAATGTTGCCAAAACTTTAGCATGGAATTTAACATCAAGCAAAAATAAAAACCCGATTTATAAAAATAAAGAAAAAGGATTGCATATACATTGTCCAGAAGGTGCCGTACCAAAAGATGGCCCTTCAGCAGGAACAGCCATAACCGTAGCTATCTACAGTTTAATTAATAAAAAAAAAATTAGAAATAATATAGCAATAACTGGTGAAATTAATTTACAGGGTAAAGTTACAGAAATAGGCGGTTTGGAACTAAAAATATTGGGCGGTTTACGAGCAGGCGTAGACACCTTCATTTATCCAAGTACCAATAAAAAAGATTTCGATAAATTTGTAGAAAAATACCCAACTGTTGATATATCTAATATTACATTTCATTGTGTTTCTAAAATAGAAGACGTCCTACCATTGGTTTTCATTTAACAAACTTTTTTTAAAGATATATATATATAATGCCAATTACTTTTAATCCTAAAAACGTAGTAGTATTTGCCTCTACTGTTTCTCCAATATTTATTACTTTTTTCCTAATCTTTGATGGTGCAATGAATGGAAATGTTAAATTTATGGTTTACATAATTGGACTATTTTTTGCAATAATGGTAGGAATCTTATTGCGTGGTAGTGGAAAAATGAATTTAAATAACTCGCCCGCTGAACAGTCCGTTGAAATAGACAATTACGTAAAAAAATGCATGACTTTCGATGGTCCTTTTAATGTTTCATACTCGATGAGACAAGGTCCTAGTTCACACGCCATCTTCCACGCATTCACAATTTTATATATGCTTCAAGGAATAATTTCAAATCCAAATGACGTAGGGTGGCCTTTTGCCATAGCTTTAGTTATTATTGGTGCTATTGATTTATTCATCCGAAATAACAACAAGTGTAACACCCCAGGCGATGTTATAAAGGGTTTGGCTTTAGGTGTTTTTTTTAGTATCCTTTATTGGCAATTGATTTACAATACTTCATTCCCAGGAATCGAATATTTATATTTTACAAAATACAATCCAATGAAAAAATGTAAATTATCAAAAACCAAATTTGTTTGTAAACGAGGTGAGAACGTAGTAACCTCTTTTGATGACGATGAAAAATGGCATGCTCATAAAAAATAATAAAATAATAAAAAAATCATATAAAAACTTTTTTTATGATTTTTTTTTAGGCTCTAAAATGGCATATGTTATTTTTAAAAAACAGGTCCAATTCTTCCCGTATTTTATTCCTTATCCACCCAGAAAAGTTTTTCGACATATAATTTTGCACATAAAATTCTTGATTGAAAAATTGGTACGCCTTTATAACATTAATTCTGCTATATTGTGCCAATATAGCTTCTGTGTGAATTGTCTTATTTAAACGTTTATTTACATCGTTATGAAAATTTAACAAAAAAATCTTCATCTTTACTCGTGTATTCATATCGTCTATTTTATAATTTCTCAAATAATTAGTCGCATGTTCCCTGCATATAGGACATGGTAAATTATTACATATTATTTTATATACGTTTATACATTTTTTATAATTGGAATTATAAAAAGCATCTGTTATTTTTTCAATAAATGTATGGAAAAAATACCAAGTAGGTTCACCCCATCTTTTTGACATATTATTAATTGATATAAAGGAATATTTTAATTATTTCTATAATGAATTTCAATGACATTTTACAAAAAGAACTTTTGCAAAATGAATGTAAAAAAGATGTCAAAATATGCCATATAACATTTGAACCGCTCGAAAAGGATTACATTCTCCTCGCTTGCGAACACACATTCAATTATAATGCTATTTTTAAAGAAGTTTGTATACAAAAAACAGTTGTCAATAAAAAAGAAATACAAAGGGTACCGAAATATTCCATTAAATGTCCATATTGTCGACATGTTCAAAAAGGAATTTTACCTTACAGAAAACCATATGAAGCAATTTGGACAGTTAATACTCCTAAATCGAAGGAGTATATTATGAAAAAAGAATGCAAATACATTTTTTCATCTGGAAAAAATAAAGGAAATGCTTGCTCAAAAAAATCTAAAAATGAACATTGTCCAAGGCACCAAAAAATTGTGAATAGACGTTTACAAAAACTCAATGAACCAATAAATGAACTCATTGAACCAATAAATGAACTTAATGAACCAATAAATGAACTCATTGAACCAATAAATGAACTTAATGAACCAATAAATGAAATAATAACATCTAATACCCAATTAGATTCCATTCAGCTGTTAATTGATGCAGAGCAATGGCGGGAAAAATGTGAGAAAAAGCACAAACATCACCCCATTTTTTCCAATGGATGTTTCGTTTCTCATTGCGAACATGTATTTAAAAAAGGTACACTTAAAGGAAAAAAATGTTACAAATGTTGCAATGTTAGCTCCAATGTTAGCTCCAATAAATCACCCGTTTATTATAAAAATGTATTTTGTAAAAATCATTCCAAACTTAAATGTAATAAAAATAATAGTATAATTAAACCATATTACATACCACTGTATAAAGATGGATTATCCAAAGATGAATTGAATAAATTTTATAAAGATTTTGTAAATTCGCAAGAATACGTATTGATTGAAAATACCGGATTTTATATTAAAAAAGAATGTTATTTGGCTAAAAAAGCTATTGGATATAAATAAAATCAACCTGAATATTTTTATCTTTTTATATATTATAATGTCCACCAAATGGTTGACCGATAAGTTCATTAACGTTGCAAAAACCCACACAACATTAGCTGAAGATACGATACAAAAAATTAAAAAAGATGGTGTACACCTACATTTTTTTGACAAGCTTGGTGGAATATTAAAAAATGACGCAAATACTAATCTAATCATTGAACCAATTTTTAATGAAATTTTTGAAAGTGTTTGCATGTAAGAATTATTTGTAAAGATATCGAAAAAGGATTTGAAAAAGATTTCGAAAAATATTCAAGGTGGTGGTGCATCAGCGTTCAATATCATGATGCTTATTTTGATACCGATTTTTTCACTATTATTTGTGAGCAGATTATTAGATGACTTATCTGATAGGTCTATATTTACTCACCTAAACGAGCATGTACCACATGATAAGAAAATAATAGATATATGTATGGAATATCTTCAACGCACTGAACTCCCAAAAAATTTAGAAGGCGGGAAACGTATAAAATCCAAAAAAAAAGAAACGCAGAAAATCCAAAAAGAAAAAAAAATCCAAAAAGAAAAAAAAATCCAAAAAAGCATAATTTTTTTATTACAATCAAAAAAATTATTTAAAAAACTTAAAGTTAATATATATATTGGGTAATGACAGATAAAAGAGTACTTATAGAAAATGTAAAAAAATGGATAAATATTGATAATGAAATAAAAGACTTACAAAAGACAATGAGAGAAAAACGAAAAGAAAAGAAATTATATACCACTTCCCTTGTTGAAATTATGAAAACAAATGAAATAGACTGTTTCAACATGAAAAGTGGCAAACTTCTATACACAAAAAGAACGGTTAAAGCACCCTTAAGTAAAAAACACCTATTTGAATCTTTAACGAAATATTTCCAAAATAACAAAGAATTATGTGACGAACTTGGTCAGTTTATTTTAGAAACAAGGAAAGAAAAAATAAAAGAAAATATACGCCGCAAATAAAGTAAAAAATATATAAATTATTTCACAACTTAATTTATATAATGCAATTTAGTTATCCACATAAAAAAATCTTGGATAAAAATAAAAAAAATATAATGATTAATGAAAATACTACTTTTTTTATTTGCATATTCACAAAAACATTCGAAAAAAATGTAACTTCTTTTCCCATCATCCGATATTTACTTTACAAACAAAAATTAGGAGAGAAAAATATAGTTTCATTCCCTTACACTCACTTCAATAAGAATCTTAAAACAACATTAAGTGATGTGGAAAATTTAGTACCAAAAGAGGCAACATTTGAAGGATTTAAAACAAATGGCGACGATTTTTACATGTTCTACTCAATCGAAGATAACACTGTAAACCATATTTATAATGACAAAGTCTTATTATATTGGACAACTATTTATGAAATAGTTAATCGACAGAAAATAGCTGATATGGATGTGCATTTTGCAACATCGGAAATTTTTTACAAAAATATTCGATTATGTTATTGTTTCTCACGAAATAAAGTAATTGAATTCCCAATGGTTGTTTTATGTGATATGGAAAAACAATCGTTTTTAGAAATAATGCAGCAATTTGAACAAGGTCAATACTTTATCGAAAATAATGAAGAAATAAATTTCAAAAATAAGTTTATACGAATAAATATATTTGATTACAAAATAAAAAATAATAAAATTTATTATGATAAAATCAATCACAATATTTTATCCATTCACAATTAAAAAATAAATATATATTTATTTAATATATGAGATTAGCTTTAACAATTGTCTTCTTTATATTTCTCAATTTCGTTTTAATCTTATTTCCAAAATTAATGCCAAACGTTGTGACATCAGAAAAAACTTTATTTTATGTTTTTTGGGTTAATGGTTTGTTCCTTTTAATGTTAATTTTACCAGTTAAGGCAAGCTATATTTTCACAGGACCAAGTCGAGGTGCATTAATAACAAGAGCTATTACCAAACAATTACAACAAACAAAAGCTTCATATACAGGCGAAGATTAAATAAAAATTGATTTTTTTTTATTACAAAAAAATCAATTATAATAATAAAAATTATAAAAATGGAAAAAAGAATTACACAAAAAATTAATACATATTTTCAAGATTTCAAGATTTCATTGAAAGCAAAAATTGATGAACAAAACATAGAATCTAAAGAATCTTACAACAATATTATCCAATTCCTTTACGATTACCAACAACTAGAAATTAATAAAAATGATTTTACAAAAAGAAAACGTGTGAAAAACACTGTACCTTTCCATGAAAGATGTTGCGCGAAACGAGCTAACAATGAACAATGCACCCGAAGAAAGAAAAACAACGAATTATATTGTGGTACACATATCAAAGGAAGACCACATGGTGAAATCTCCAACAAAACATCGAGCAAAATTATTAAAAAGAAAGAAGTTTGGGCTATCGATATCAAAGGTATCATATACTTTATTGATAACGATAATAATGTTTACAATCACGACGACGTTATGGAGGGTGTCGAAAATGCCAGGATTATAGCCAAATATGAGAAAAATGGCGAAGAATATAACATCCCAAGTATTTTCAATAAAGAATAAGAATGTTTGAAAATAATTCATAAAAAATTATGTTTAAAAAAATAATGTTTTAAAATTTATTTTTTTTCTTTAGGGTATGCCTCCTTTGGTATATAGTTTTTTAGACAAGTACTCAAATATGTTACGGTTGGTGTACAATCATATATACTACCCACGTACACACCAGCTCCGAATCCTAAAAATAATTGCCACATATATATAATATTGTCATTTTCTTTTTTAAGCTTTTTCTAAAGATGTTGAACCCCTGAACCCTTTATAAACTGACCAAACAATACATAACGTGAAAATACCAACCACCACAGAAGCACCTAATTTTATATCACATAATCTTTTATCCATTATAATTAAATCATTATCAATATCTTTAATTATAAATAATTATAAATAATTAAGATTTATTATATTTTTCTATCAGGAAGTAACGTATATACTTTTTCTTACCCGAAGCATCTTTCCCTGCCGATTTCCTATGCGGTACCATTCTATAATATTTTACCTTCAATATTTGCCTAACTAAATTGAGCAAAGGCCATTTTTGCTTGCTTTCTGCGCATTTATGTAAACATGTCAATGTACTACTGCTAAAATTAGGCGTTTTCTTCAACGTTTCGAAATATTCTTTCACTTTTTCATAATTTACCATGTTCAATAAAAAATCCCTGGGAATTAATAAATTATCCAAATCTTTCAAATTTTTTAAAACAAACCCACACATTTTCAAAATTTTCACAATAATTTCAACATTTTCAACACTTTCTTCTTTTTTGCTAAATTCTTCATTTTTTTCTACTGAAAAAAGAGTGTTTTTCAGATTCGTAGGTTCACTTTTTTTTTCGTTTTCAAAAAAATCACTTTTTTTTGCCAAAATTAGACTTTCATCTTTTTCAAACACACAATTTCCATTTTTTAACGTTTCTAACTCCATGTATAATGTCATTATTTAAAAAAAAATAATATCCTGAACGCATAAAATTTATTTATTTTTATGAAAAATCGTTAATTTGGCATTTTCTTATACGGGTACCCGTATCTCAAATGTCCGTTTTTCTCTCTTTTTTTACAAAAGTTTGGTAAAAAAAACTCACCAAACTTTTTTTAGCTATTTTACACCTTAACTCATAAGAACAACAAATTTATAATTATACCATTG